CGAGAATGTGAAATTGGTTGGCGCTGCCGCCCCGCAATCTGGTATCTCTGACAAAGAAGTTTCTTCTAAACAGAATGGTCCAATTAGTGGGGTTGCACGTGCTTTCGCTAAAGGTTTCAAGGAATTTGCACATATACCACTGCTTTCTTCTTATGCATCCAATATTTCTTGGATTGCTGATAGAATCGCAGTAACTGCCTCAGTTTTTGGCTTTAGTAAACCCACGCAAGGTGATACTTTAGTTAAATATCAGAGGTTGAATGCACCTTCTCATACTAATGTAGATGGTGATTCATACGCTCGATCGTTATCCTTTCTTTCCAGACCAGGTGTTAAATTACTTGATGGATTGAGCGGTACGACCTACGACGAGATGGACTTTGCGTACATTGTACGGAAATATGCTTACTACCAACAATTTACCTTTCCTGAATCGGCTGCTGTAGGTAATTTAGTTAATATTCCAGTCAGTGTTAATAAATCACTTGGAGCTTTTCCATTGATTCATTTTACTCCAGTCTCCTTCGTAGCTAATATGTTTACGTATTGGCGAGGTTCTCTGAAATTTAGATTCAAGTTAGTGAAGACTCCATTTCACTCCGGGAGGTTAGCCTTTACCTTCTACCCTACTGACGAGATTACCAATATAGGTGCTCCCTGGTATGCCAATCGCATGATATTAGATATCCGAGAAGCAACAGAGATCGAACTTATTATCCCGTATATTAGTAGGAACCCTTACACTTTCATTGGCACCAATATAGGTCAACTAGCAGTAGATGTTATTGATCCTTTGGTTGCCCCTGCTTCTGTCTCTAATACGATCACTATATTGTGTGAAATAGCCGGAGGTGATGATTTAGAATTTGCTATACCAGCATCTTTTGAATTCACTCCCATAAACGCTGTTCCTCAGTCTGGTCTTAATAAAGACTCACAACTCGTTTCAGCCACCATTGGTTCTAGTTCTGTATCAGGCGATCCCCACGTTTTCTCAGGAATAGCGATGGGTGACAAAATTTCCTCTTTGAGGGTCTTTCTCAAGCGATACACACCTATACAACTTAATGATGCTTCACTTGCCTCCACTGTACAACTTAATGGTGCGTGTTTATTCATGCGTCCAGATATGATTAGAAGTTTACCTGTTGGAACTATACCAGCCTATATACATAAAGCTGATTTTGTTTCAATAATTGCTTCTTGTTATGCTATGTGGAGAGGTGGAGTTCGCGTTAGAGATGTGATCGAT